ACCTGGCGGGCTTGCACTGGTGCATAGAGGCAGCAGGCCAGCCACAGGAGAAGGGTGCGCTTCACTTGCGGGCTCCTTTGCGAGCGGGCTGGCGCTTCCCTGCATTGGCGCGGCGTGCTCGGCTGGTGCCTCGCACAGATTGCGCGGCTTTTTCCGTTTTCCCCAGCTCATCTTGTGGAATCTGTGGAAAACCTCCGGCGGCCAGAACTGCCTCAGTGGTCAGTGTCTGGTGGCTGACCTTGGCCCTGTCGAGCACTTCCTGGAATGCTGCGGCCTGCCTCAGCTGCTGCTGGCGCTCATGAAGCTGCGGCAGCGTCCCCAGATTCCAGCGGCTGGAACCTACCTTGCTGGCTTCGGCGCGGTTCTCCGAAAGCCAAGCCAACACCGCATCATCAACGGGGTGGCTCTGGGCCAGCCACAACTTGTCCGCCCATTCGATCTTTAACCTCCGGGCCGCCTCGCGTTCGGCGTCCCTGTTCTGTTTTCGTTCTTTGCTGCTGGTGAGCATGGTGCCAAGCTAGGCGAACTGTTAAACACTACCACCAGCCCCGAGACTTGCGCAAGGGCTGGGGCGTGCTGTACTGTTTGGCAGTACCGCGCAACTGCGCATCATGACCTTTCAGAATCTTTGGTTCAGTGGCCGCGAGTCCCGGCGCCAACTGCCTCCCGAGTGCATCGCAGACTGCAGCGGCCCCGGCCCTGCTGATGACGCCGTGGCCTTCTGGCTGGATCGCTTGGACTTTGACGGCCCGGCCTGGCTATTCCGCGAATACCTGAGCGGCTTCGGCTGCTGGGACACAGCGGAACTGTGCGACCACCAGGCCAACCGCGCCCGTGTGCTCTGGATCTGGGCTGGCAACTGTGCGAAAGAGCCCGGCGCTTATGACTACCTTTACCTAGGTATTTGACAACCGGCCGCTTCCGGTTCTATTGTTTCACAAGTCACCCCGCGCTAACTGGCGCAGACATCATGGCAAACCACTACACACTCGACCAGCTGGACGCTTTTCCCTGGATCGTCAGCTGCGACACGCTCAAAGCCGAAGACCTCCTACCGAAGTTCTGGACGGCAGCCGAAGGCCTGGCCGTGCTGCTGGATCGGCCGCAGCTGCTGAACCCGGCCACGCTTGCCAGCCTGGCGAAGTTGGTCGGCGAGGATTCCAGCGAAGCTGACTGGGACGATGAGGAAGCGGCGCAGACCTTAGAAGAGTTGCACGAAGCTCTCAGCGAAGTTGCACCGGCGGGCTTCTACTTCGGCAGTCAGGAAGGAGACGGCGCCTGCTTCGGCTTTTGGCTGGATCAGGAGTGGGCCGATCTGCTGGAGCACTGCGGCTGGGCTGCTGACTCCGACTCGGCGGCGCTGGCTGACGTGATCCGCGAACTGGAGCAGGACGGCATCGACTGCGAGAACTTCGAGGATGCCTACTGCGGCGAAGCGGAAGGCTACAGCGAGGAAGCCGCAGGCGCTGACTATGCCCAGCAGCTGGCAGAAGAGCAAGGGTTGATGCCTACCACTCCGGGCTGGCCGTTCTCGTGCATCGACTGGGCCGATGCTTGGCGCGAGCTGGAACTGGGCGACGGCTTCCGAGTCCATCGCATCAGCGGCAACACTTGGGCAGTCTTCCGGGCTGTGTGACTGGCGCAGCTGCTGACCACAAGGCCCGGCCGCTGTGCCGGGCTCTTTCGTTTGCGGCGTTCGCTTCGCTCACTTGCAAACGATCGCAGCGGCAAAGGTTAGCATGGGCGCATACAGTTAGTGACTGGAACCGTGAGCGATTCGGAAGGGCAAGAGGTAAAACAGGCCCGACCTTACGGGAAGCGGAACCCTGACGCGGTTATCGAAGAGCGCCGGAAGCGCCTCTACAAACGGCAGCTGTCGGGTTTGACTGTTCGTCAGCTGGTGCTAGAGCACGCGGATCGTGAAAGCATCGCCGAAGCGACCGCTTGGCGTGACTGGGAAGAGGTGAAACAGTGGAATGAAAAGGACTGGGAACAGGATCGGCAGTCTGTAGTCTCACGTCTCCAAGGGATGCGCTTCCGTGCCATCGAGCTGGCGCTGCGCAAGGGTCAGATCGGCACTGCTCAGCTGCTGATGCGTGACCTCGGCCTAGTGGCTGGTGAGGTTACCCAGGAGTCGCAGGCCGCCGCTGCCCCACAGCTGCAGATCACGATCGACGACAAACGGCAGGCCTAGCCGCTGGCCGCTTCTGTGATACAATGCGGGAGTCCCATCGGGTAACTTCCCGCCATGCGTACCGCCTCCTTCCTCCTGTTCGGCCTGGCCGCTTGCTGCTCTGCGCCTGCGGTTTCCGTGTTACTAATTGTTGCTGGCGCGGCTGGCCTGGCCGCCGACCACTGCCGGTGATGTAGTACAATACAGAGACAAACAACCGGAGCAACTGCCCCAATGACTCGCCTAGAACTTCTCCACCTGATCCAAGAGAACGCCGACCTTCTCCACCGTCACGACGCCTTCGCGCTGCTGGCCTCTCGCCTACCCGAAGATGCCAAGGTCCGCGAAGCGTGGGAGAACCTTGCACTTGAACTGACCGCTTGGGCCGCAGTCGCCTGAGCGGCCCGGCCTTTACCTCCCGGGACTGATAATCGTTCTCATTCCCGGGGGGAGGGTTCGCGATTAGCAGCGTTGTTGCGAATGCCTAGGAACCTACTGATATATCCTCGTTTTCTTCCTCTGTTACACAGGGGGGTAGGGTTGCGATTCCTGTAATACCCTAGAAGCCACCCCCAAAAATAAAAATGCCCGAAGCGGCTGGAACACTCAACCTCCGCTACGCCCAAGGCGAAGTGTTCAAAAGCAGGAAACGCTTCCGCGTGCTAGTAGCGGGTAGACGTTTCGGAAAAAGCTACCTCTCGTGTATCGAATTGCTGCGTGGGGCGATCGAAAGGCCGGGCGAAACATTCTTCTATGCCGCCCCTACATACCGAATGGCGAAAGACATTGCCTGGAAGGTAATGAAAAAGCTGGTCCCGAAAGCCTGGATCAAGTCCAAAAACGAGACAGACCTCAAGATCGAGCTGGTGAACGGCTCAACGATCGAACTGAAGGGCACTGAAAACGCCATGGCCCTCCGTGGCCGAAGCCTCGCTGGCGTGGTACTCGACGAAGCCGCCTTCATGTCCAGCGAGGTCTGGTTCGAAGTCATCCGCCCCGCCCTCGCCGACAAACAAGGCTGGGCACTCTTCATCTCCACTCCGGACGGCACCGCCAGCTGGTTCTACGAACTCTGGCAATACGCCGACAGCGGCGACTCCGACTGGAACCGCTGGCAATTCACCACCATCGATGGCGACAACGTCCCACCCGAGGAAATCGAAGCCGCCCGCAGCCAACTCGACGCCCGCACCTTCCGCCAAGAATTCGAGGCCTCGTTCGAGAACCTCACCGGCCTAGTCGCCGTCAGCTTCGGCGACGACAACATCAGCACCGAAGCCGAAGACATCAACGTCCTCCCCCTGCTCCTGGGCGTCGACTTCAACGTCGACCCCATGTCGGGCATCTGCGCCGTCCGCAAAGACGACACCCTCTACGTCTTCGACGAAATCATGCTCACGGGTGGCGCCACCACCTGGGATTTCGCCGAGGAAGTCACCCGCCGCTTCGGCGTGGAACGCCGCGTCATCGCCTGCCCGGACCCCACCGGCGGCGCCCGCAAAACCAGCGGCGTGGGACTCACCGACCACAACATCCTCCGCCGCAGCGGCTTCAACGTCTCCAGCCCCAAAGCCCCCTGGAAAATCCGCGACAAAATCACCTGCGTCAACACCGCCCTCCTCGACGCCACTGGAGCCCGCCGCACCTACATCCACCCCCGCTGCAAAGAACTAATTAAGTCCCTTCGCACCCTCACCTACGCCCCCAACACCGGCCTCCCCAACAAAAACCTCGGCGTCGACCACGCTTTCGACGCCTTCGGCTACCTCTGCCTCCAACAATTCAACCTCGCCAAGATCGGCACCCTCGGCCAAACCTCCTACCGCCTCTACTAATCCCCCATAAACTGGAACAAATACCCTTCCGCCATGGCCAAAAAACCAACAAAAGCGGAGAAAAAAGTCTCCAAAGTCATGCGCGAATACGGCGCTGGAACACTCAAGTCCAGTTCGGGCAAAAAAGTAACGTCCCGCAAGCAAGCCATCGCCATCGCCCTCTCCGAAGCCGGCAAATCCCGCCCCAAAACCACCAAAAAAGGCAAGAAATAACCATGGCCCCCAAAAAACCCGGCCTCTACGCCAACATCAACGCCAAACGCAAGCGCATCGCGGCTGGCTCAGGCGAAAAGATGCGCAAACCCGGCTCCAAAGGCGCCCCCACCGCCAAAGCCTTCCGCGAATCCGCCAAAACCGCCAAAAAACGGAGGAAATAATGGCCCTAACTATCTCCCGTGGCACCAATCTGGTCGAACACCACCAATCGACCCCCCTCACAGCTGTCAACGACTCCTTCGAAATTCACGCCGACAGTGACACCTTCACCTTCGCAATCGTCGTCACCGGCGGCGCCAACTTCACCGTCGCCCTAGAAAGTAACTTCAACGGCGGCACTAGCTGGTTCGAACTCGACACCAGCAAAACCATTAACTCCAATGGCCAATACATCTATTCCTACAGCGGCAAACCCAGCAACCGCATCCGCGTCCGCATCGCCTCCATCGCCTCTGGAACACCTAGTGTTGTCCCACACATCGGCGTCGCCTACCACGGCTAATGACTGAAATCACCTCCGAAATGCTCGACGTCATCGAGCTCCTCAAAGGCAAGCGCAACCCCGCCCTCTGGGACCCCCGCTGCGCCGCCTACCTCGCCAAAAACACCACCAAACCCTCCACAAAACCCGCAAAGACAGAAAAACCCACTCCCGAACCACAAGAATCAGCTGGCACTACAATCTGAATAACCCCGTTATTTAGTACCGACCCGTGGCTTTTTATCGCGGCGAAGAAGGCTCCATCAGCTTCAAGGACAGCAGTGGCGCCGTCGCCGCCGTGTCCGCCACCCGCAGCTGGAGCTTCACCATCAACAAAGACACCCTGGATGTAACCGACCAAGGTTCCACCAGCCGTGAGTTCATCGGCAGCCTGATCTCGGGCAGCGGCAGCGCCGAAGTCATGTACACCGCCGGCACCGGCGAAACCCTCAACTTCCTCGACGACGTCCTCACCACCAAGGACCAAGCCGACGCCCAATTCGAACTCTTCCTCGACACATCCGGCACCAAAAAGATCAGCTTCATCGGCGTAATCACCAGCGCCGACTACAGCGCCACCGTCGGTGAACTCGAAGTCGTCACCATCAACTTCATCAGCAGCGGCACCATCACCGCCTCGATCTAATAAAAACCCCTCAACTAGGCCATAGACTGGAGCAAATTCCCCTGCTCCAGTCATGGCTTTCTTTCGTGGCGAAGAAGGTTCCGTCAAATTCGAAAATGACGGCAGCACCGCAGTAGCCCTCACCTCCACCCGCAGCTGGTCCCTGACCATCAACAAGGACACGCTGGACGTCACCGACCACGGCTCTACCAGCCGCGAATTCGTCGGCGGTCTGATCTCCGGCAGCGGCACCGTGGAGCTGATGTACACCGCCTCCAGCGCCGACGAAACCGCCGCCTTCCTGCAGGACGTCCTCACCACCGAGGACAACGCCAACGCCGCCTTCGAGCTCTACCTCGACACCAGCGGCGGCAAGAAGATCACCTTCTCGGGCATCATCACCAGCATGGACGCCTCCGCCACGGTTGGCGAGCTGGAAGTGATCACCTGCAACTTCATCACCTCCGGCGCCATCACCGCCTCCATCTGATGACCATCCAGACCGTCACTGGCGGCTGCGTCCACGTCGAGATCGACGGAGAGGAGGGCACCACACACGCCACATTCGTGTTCAAAACGCCCTCCAAACCCGAAACTCTCGGCGGCTTCATCACGATGCTGGCGCAAGGCATCGAAATCCTGGTGCCCATCGCTGACTTCGACGACGAGGAAGACGACGATGACGATTGAGTATCGCGGCGAAAAATTCGCCGGCTACAACAAACCCAAGCGCACCCCAAATCACCCCAATAAATCCCACGCCGTCCTCGCAAAAGACGGCGACAAAGTAAAACTTATTCGCTTCGGCCAACAAGGAGTCTCTGGATCTCCTGCCCGCACTGGAGAATCAGCCGCCGACCGCGCCCGCCGCGAATCTTTCAAAGCAAGGCACGCAGCTAACATCAAGAAAGGAAAGATGTCAGCCGCTTACTGGGCGGATCGCACCAAATGGTGACTAAATGACCTACTCAGTACCCGGCCAATTCCCTACCCACATCGTCTCCACCACCTTCGAAGGCACTGGAGATAGCCCCTTCATCCGCACCGCCGCCGTGCTGGACATGATGAAGGGCTGGGAAATCATGAAAGCCGTCACACGCGGCACCGAATACCTCCGCGAAAACAGCGAAGCCTTCCTCCCACTGGAACCCCGCGAGGACTACCGGGCCTACATGAGCCGGGTCAATCGCGCCGTCTTTTCTCCATATACCCAACGTCTAATCCGCGCCGCCGCCGGCCTCATCCTCCGCAAACCCATCGCCCTCGAAGGCGACCCCTACTGGCGCGAAATCTTCGCCAAGGACGTCGACGGCTGCGGCTCCGACCTGGATGAATACGCCCGCCGCCTCCTCCTCTGCAGCCTGACCTACGGCCAAGCCCACACCCTGGTCGACTTCCCCGCCCCTTCCGGCGCCCGCAGCCTGGCCGAAGAACGCGCCCAAGGCCGCCGCCCCTACTGGGTAGAAATCGACCCCTACACCATCTACGGCTGGCGCCTGGACCGCGACGCCGCCTACGGCACCCTCACCCAAGTCCGCATTTACGAAAAGGCGGTGGTGCCTGAGGGCCGCTTCGGCGAAAAAACCTACGAACAAATCCGCGTCATCGAACCAGGCCGCTACGAGGTCTACCGCCAACGCCAAGCCCTAAAACCTCTCGGCCCCGGCTTCGCCGAGCCCAACTCCCAAAACGGCGACTACGAACTCATCGACGCTGGCACCTACAGCCTGGACCAAATCCCCCTCGTCACCACCTATTCCAACAAGGTGGACACGATGGCTAGTCGCCCGCCGCTGATCGACGTCGCCTACCTCAACCTCGCCCACTTCCAGCGCCAAGCCGACCTCATCCACAGCCTCCACATCGCCTCCCAGCCCATGCTCGTCCTAGAGGGCTGGGACGACCAAACCAAGGACATGGCAGTAAGCGTCAACTACGCCATCGCCACCCAACCCGGCAACAAGGTCTACTACGTGGAGCCCGC